TCATCTGCTGCGGTAGCTGATGTTGTAAGAGCACGTATTACACATGTTGAACCACGCTACAAAACAGTTTATAATAATGTACCCACAACTCAATGTCAAGACGTTGAAGTTCCTATCTACGGTAACACAGGTGGCGGCGCCAGTGGTGGCGATGTACTAGGTGGTATGATTATTGGCGGATTGCTTGGCAAAGGTGCTACTGGTAAGGATGATGGTGCAGCTATTGGCGCTATTCTCGGCGGGATGGTCGCAGCTGACAACAACAACGGTCGCAGGGTTATTACAGGATATCAGATTCAACGTCAGTGTAACGAAGTGTATGAAACACGTCAAGTACGCCAGATAAAAAACTATCTTATTAGGTTTGAATGGAACGGCCATTACGGACAAGCATACACATACAACAACTACCGTGTAGGTGATCGTATTGATGCAACTGTTAGTGTAACGGCAAACTAATGAGTGATTTTAAAATGGACGAAATGCTTGAACTTTTGTACAAGATTGACAGTCGTTTAGATGTTATTGAAAAATATCTTCACTTTGAAGATGAAGAAGTTGCAAGTATTCTAGATGAACTTATACAAGAAGAGCAAGACAACATAAACTCTAAACCAAAACTTGTTATTGTTGAGAATGATAAGATTGTAGAGTTTCCAACAAACGACTAAGACAGTTACGTTTGTTGTTGTCTAGCCCAAAAAGAACACAGTCGCTCTGAGTTAGATTGTGTTCTTCACAAAGTTTTATTTGATTGATCCTATATTTTTGAAATATCCAATCACTTGTAAACTTGTTCATTAGGTCGAGATGTAAAAGCATACTTGAATGATTTAGATAAAAATGTTTGTTTGTGACACTTGCAGGTGATGAATATGGCTCAGTTGTATACACAACTCCACATCTTATATGTCCTGTGTTGAATGCTTTGCTAAAACTAAATGCTACATGAGTAATACAAGAATGTGTTAGATCGAGTTTACCCAAACTCACACCTGCTAGACAAGCATCAACAAATACATCTATTCCCCATGTTATACAATGCTGGATAATATCATTCCAATCTTCGTGCGGATTGCCTGTGGCAGCAAATGGATAGCTTATGATAAGTCTACTACCAAACGGAATATCTTTGTAGTTGGATATCGGAATACCAATATCTTTATGATAACTGTATTCTCCGTTTAGCACATAACACCGTTCTCTATACACTTCGTTGAATGCTTCAGTTACACCAGCAGTTACATAACCGTATTTGAATGAGTCTAGACCAACTAATCTAAATGTGGTATTTTTAATCCATTCTCGATGCTGTTTTACAAAAACTTGTGGCGCATATATTTTATTTAGATGTATCTCTCTAGCATTAATAAACTCTTTGATTGAGTTATCATGTATAGGTATTGCTTTACTACTAAACATCTACCACCTGCGCTTTGAAAAAGTTAAAGAACCCTGTGAGTGTTAATCTTACATTCTCACCAGCATCCTTGTCTACCCTAGTTATACCATGTACTACGTTCTTGTTTATCAACACAAGTCTATTAGGTTTGGGTGCTACAAAATAGCCCATGCCGTGTTCAATCAACCCTTTTTGTTTTTCTGCTTGCTCAAACATTTCCAATGTGCCTGTATTACGATACGTATCTTGTTGTTTAGTACCTGGTAACTTGCGCATGATTTGTTTGTATTCTACACTGTCTTTGGGCAACACCAACAACATACTGTCCCAGTTGATTTGCCAATGTTTGTGCAAGTAATAACTGTAAGTTACCCCGCCCATGTCTGTATGCCACGGATTTTTACTGCCTACAGGGTAACCATGACATCGCATAGCAATGTCTGTGTAGCCTGCTGTATAATCTTGAGCTTCTTCGCTGTCTGCAAATGTCTTTATAGCATCTGCCCATATGTCGTAGTTGTCGTTAAATGGCGCATCTCGGAGAAAGCGTTTGCTGGCTTTGTAGTTTGCACCATCGGTAATATGCCAATATTTGTCGTCAGTCTGACTCTGTGTCCATTCGTCACACTGCACTTGATTGAACAATCTATCCCAACTCTCTTGTGGCAAGAAATCATCTACCACAAGCACTTCGGGTGTTTTCATTACAACTTTATACATATGTTTCACATTTGCCTTCTCTAGTTAAATCTAATGTTACACAATGCAATCCACCATCCCAAAAGAACTTGTGTCTAAAGTCAAAAGGAACCATTTCCACACCATGCTTTTTAAGTTGTGCTGCTACACCTGCATCGTATCCATTTGTAATAACCAACTCTGGCGATACACTAACAACATTAACATCAAATATAGTTTCGTCTACATGTCCAATCCAGCTGTCTAACCATGTTGCTACATTTTTAGCACGTAATGGTTGCATACTTGCTTGCCAAAACTGTTCTGGAACGTTTTGCTTGGGTACTTGTATATAGTCCCAATGCTTGAGTTCGTCTGGTATCATTTCAGGTAACCAACACATAAGCAGCCCTGGTTTGATTAATGCTATTTTGCCATCAGCATGTCCGCTTTCGTGTAGTTGTATCCATTTAGCATCTATTTCATTCTTCATCCAATCTAGCCCTGCATAGGTACCTCTACCAAACTGCCTTGTCATTGGATAACTGGTATCGTTGTATGGTGCAGTGTGTATCAGTGTGTCTCCGCATTTGAGTATGTTAGCAGCGTGATACAGTGGAGTGCCTTCGTGTGCTACATAAGGTTGATAGAAACTTCCTAGCGTAGGAGTTGGCATAGCATTGTATTTTCTATCTAAACCAAATACGATATCGTTGTAGTGCTCACGCTCGTAAAACCTATTAGGATCTCCTCCTATAGTGCCTACAACCTGATCACCGTATACAACATGCATATCACGTGGACACACAGCAGGATAACGAAAGTCTCCTTTGTATTCACATTTTGGTCTGTGTACTTTTACATCATAACTTTCAAATAACTCAGTTAACTTTACAAAGTCTTCTTCTGATTCTTCAAAAATACGTTGTAGTCCGTTGCGAAACTCTATATCTTCTATGTGTGCTATATCATTTGGATCGTATACACGCCCAACAATGATTTCTTTTAGGGGATCCCATTCTGTCCATATCATAATATTATTTACAAAAAACTTGCATTCAGTGGTTGACTTCTGGTAAATAGACTGCTATATTATACAAGTAAGCAGAAACGCTTACAACACCATTTGTTATTATAAAGGGCAGCTGGCTGAGTGGTCGAAAGCACCGGTCTACTAAACCGACGAGGGTGAAAGTCCTCCCAGGGTTCGAATCCCTGGCTGCCCGCCATAATAAAAGGATAGGATACAATGTTTACAAATGAGTTTGATCACGACTTAACAACCATTACAATAATGGATGAAACAGGTGAACATAGTGATTTGATTATTGATGCATTTGATGATATAGTATACATACGTCAGTACGACGAAGAATGGAATACTGATACTATACTTGAAATAACATCAGATATGTTCAATGATTTAATCAATGCTATTCATTCAACAGAAGGGTCGTTTCGTACAGTTAATAAATAGTGTTATGTTTAAAGCAGTTAAAGAAACTATTTGGCATCTAACTTGTGTTAAGTGTAAAAACTGGTTCACATATGCAACCATGGAGGATAATATGTGTATTGACAGATATAACTTTCATTGTCCGCATTGTGGGTCAAAAGGACGTTGTACAATAGATGACAAATAACGAAGACATTCTAGTCTTCGATTATGATTTTGATAAGTCAGCATTACTTGATTTTTGGAATCAGAATCAAGACAACTCTCAACCCTATACAGACAAACGTTTTGGCAAGTTTGTAATGAACAACTGGCGCATTCTCAACGACATCGAGTTGGAGTATGCAGACAAACTAAACAAATATTTTGATATAGATACTTTACCCAAGTTTTATATTTTAAAAGCCAATACAAAACTACTTCCACATATAGACTATGATACAACGTGCAGCATCAACTTTTTATTAAGTGATGGAGCTGCTCCTGTACGATTTGGTGACAATGAATATTATTATCGTACAGCATTATTAAACACAACTCGTAAACATTCTGTTGACAAACACCCTGCTGACCGTTTACTGTTTAAACTGAGTGTTAAATATGAAAGTTTTGACAGTGTGAAGCAAAAGATACTAAATACTATATCAAGGAGTTAATATGGGTGGCAAGGTATTTGACGGCACTAGTGATTTTGATCACAATGCTATAGAACAACTATTAGATGATGTGAACAATAAAGTCCTTAAAGGAACAGGCATTGAATGTATTCCGGTTGGCAGTGCTGCTACTCCTACACCTGGTAAACGTTCGGGCGACTTAGATGTTATTGTAGATGAAAATGCTGTTATTAGTTTTTTCAACAGCAAAGATGTCAAAGAAGCAAAACAAGCACTAGCAGATTATATAAATCAAAAAGGTTATAACACAAAAGTTATTGGTACAAATGTACACGTACAAATGCCGCTTGGTACAGAAAGTCATCAGCTGGATATTATGGTTGTTTCTGATGCAGCAAACACTGCCAAGTTTCACACACATGATATTCCTCAAGGGTCTCCGTATAAAGGCATTCACAAACAACTTGCAATAAGCAAGATTGCAAAAGTAAAAGGCTTGTTGTGGAGTGCATGGAAAGGCTTGTTCAAACGCAACGAGCAAGGCAAAGCTGGTGAATTTATTACAAATGATCTCAACGAAATAGCAAAAATACTATTAGGTGATAATCGTAGTGCAGCAGACTTGGGCAGTTTAGAAAGCATACTTGCTACAATGCCACAGAATGTGCAAGACAAACTAATGGCAGAATTAGAACAAGACAGAAACTGGGGTCCTAAGACAGAAAGTGTTATCACACTAGCTGATAAAAACCACAATCGTATTGTTGAACTAATGAATAGATTGGCCGACAGTAGATGAGATACAGTGAATTTAAACTAGTAGAAGCAAAGCAACTTGGTCGTGCATTCAACCACCTCGAAGACTTGGTTTTCTTTTATGGCAGTGACGGAACTATTGAAGCACTAGAGCATTTAAAAGATGTTGCTACTGATAGCGGCAGTCAAAGTATACGTATGAAGTGGGACGGCAATCCTCAAATCTATTGGGGACGTGAGCGTAAAGGTGGACCACTTATACTTGCTGGCCACAATGCGTGGAGCAAGGGTGTAGCTGCTACTAGTGAAGAAGAAGTAGCAGACTTTATATCCAACAAAAGTGGCAATCCTAAAACACCAGAAGAAAAAGCAGCAAGAAGTCAGTTTGCACAGAAGTTTGCAAGCATGTATGATTACTTTGATAGAGCTACTCCAAAAGACTTTGAAGGATTTGTATATGCTGATGGATTATTTTTAGATCCACCTCAAGAGAAAGATGGAGTGTACACATTCTGTCCAAATCCAAAATCACAAACTTGTTATCATGTACGTGCAAATAGTGAACTAGGCAAACGAATTGATAGAGCAAATATAATGGTGGTTGGACATGCGTTCTTTCCAGAGTTTGGTATGCCAGATAGTGCGCAACAACCAATGCAAGACTTTAGTATGTTTGACAACGATCCTAGTATTGTTGTGCTAGGACCAGTTTACAACGACAAGCCAGTACAAGTTGATACAAGTGCTATTGATAATGTAGAAAACTTTTTATCACAAAATAAACAAGCCATTGATGGATTTTTAGCAGGTGTTCCAGGACTTGCAGATTTAAAAAATATTATTTACACATACGTTAATCAAACAGCAAAAGCAAAACAACTGGATAATCTAAGTGCAGAAGATTTTTCAAACTGGTTACAAACCAGTAAAGTAAGCACAGGTAAACAAGCCAAGATTGCTGAGTTAGATTTACAGTTCAAGGGTGCTACTAGTGCTATTTTTGAACTAGTAAAAATGATACAACGTATGAAAGACGAAGTGATTGATCAAATAGAAGGTGAACAAGGTGACATTTGGGATACCAACGGTGAAGGTCGGGTACGTTATGCAGACCCTAATAAAAAGTTTGGCAATGTAAAACTTGTTCCAAGAAAAAGGTGGACACCGTCATGAGACTAAGACAACTATTTGAAGCACCAGGCGAAACAGTAGGACTTATATTTGGTAGATTCAATCCTCCACACAAAGGTCACAAAAATGCGTGGGAAATGGCCAGTCGAGAAACACATTGGTATGTAGGCACTAATCAAAGCACGGTTGGTCCTAAAGACCCATTGCCTGCACAAGCAAAAGTTGTTGCAATGGAAACTATTTGGCCTGAAGTAAAAGGACATATTGTATTCAGTCAAAGTTGGCTAACACTTGCTAGTGAACTGTATGCAAAGCACCCTGGTGCTACATTAAAACTTTACACAGACGAAGCATGGGTTCCTAAGACCATACAGCAATACAACGGTGCAGAAGGTCCACACGGTAGTTACAACTTCAAAGATATAGAATGGGTAAAGCCGCCAAGACTTGCAAGTGCAACCGATCTACGTGCAGCAGTGTTAAATGATGATCCAGAAGCATTTGCTAAAGCAGCAGGTGTTCCTGCTGATACGGTAGTTGATATTCCAGGCAAGAATGTAACTTTCTTTGAACTAGTTAAAAAGTATTTAGATCCACATCGCGAAAAACTTCTTGCTAAAAAATAAAATCTATAGTATACTATAACAATGTACAAATGTTATTTCCTATTGGACAATATTCTAGAATCTCCGTATGAGCCAATCTCTATAAAGTTGCCCGGATCAAGGCTTCATTCAATGCCGCTGGACTATCTACTAGGACATTTTGACGATTTTAACTACAGAAACTTTTTTCATATAAGTCGAATAGAACTATTAGATACACAGACACCAAAGTTTATTGTTAATGTAATACATATGCCCAACTGGGTAGATACAAATCTATCAAAAGATGGTATTGATTTATTAAAAAATGATCCTAATGTTTATTTGTGCTTGATAACTACATTAGAAGGTGTACTAGATACAAAGGCACTAGCAAATGAGTTAAACAGTAAAGAAATACCATTACACAAAGTTGTTGTTATGACTAGTAATATGCAGGCTCACGGAAATAAACTGGATGGTGTAAACTATATTTGTGTTAACTTTTGGGAAAGTATTACTAGGCTTCATCATCAGACGTTGCCCGATATTAGTGTAACTACACCTAAGCAACTTTCAATAAATACAGCAGAAAAAAAGTTTTTGTGTTTGAATAGGAATATAAAGCCTCATCGTATATGGCTAATGTACAGTCTATTGCGTAGTAATATAATCAATGAAGGACATGTAAGTTTTAACCTTCCTAGTGTTGATCGTAGAGAATTTTATGTGTGTGCTAGATCGCATCATACACTAAAACGTATTCCAGAATCTCTCCACAGCGACTACAAAATGGCATTGGTTAGAGAAATGTATAATCGTAAACTAGACCCATTGCACAATCACCATGTAATAAACTATAACTCTAGTATCAAGTCTTACTACAATGACAGTTTGTTGAGTGTAATAACCGAAAGCGATACTAGTCTCAACTTTATTACAGAAAAAACTTACAAGGCTATAATGAATCTTCATCCGTTTTTTATTGTTGGCAACCCTGATCAACATGCATTACTTCGAGCTAGAGGCTATCATACTTTTGAAGATTTGTTTGGAGTTGATCAGATTACCAACTATGCAGAAGCATCGAAAATGTGGAAACACATCGGTAGTAAAAATATAGATGTATTAAAACAAAACATCAAGAAAAAATATTTAGATAAATTAATACATAACCAGCAGTTATTTCTTTCAAGGAAGATTAGTTGGAATGACATAACAGACAATCTTATAACAGCAATAGGTGATACTTGACCCAAGATTTTAAAAAACATTTTTGCATGGCGCCATGGACACACATGAGCGTATGGCAAAACGGTGATGCATATCCTTGTTGTATATACCACTGGGATATGCCTATTGGTAACATCAACGAAGCTGGGTTTAAAGGTGCATGGAACAGTGAAAAGATGCGTGACCTGCGTATGCGTATGTTGAATAATGAGCCAAGTGAAGGATGTAAAAAATGTATCAACTATGACGCACAAGGTATTATTAGTTATAGACACAAGTTTAACACAGAGTATAACCATCACTTTAACTTAGTAGAAACAACCAGTGACGACGGCAGTGTTGAGCAAATGAATCTTGCATATTTTGATGTAAGGTTTAGCAATCTATGCAACATGAAATGTCGTAGTTGTGGTCCACATTTCAGCAGCAAGTGGGCAGAAGACATTTCTGGTAAGCCCGAAGTAGTAGAAATCAATCATCCAGAGATGTGGTCTGAGATTGAAGAAATGTTGCCCACTATCGAAGAAGTTTATTTTACTGGTGGCGAAAGCCTGTTTATGGAGCAGCATTACAGACTGCTGGATATGCTTATAGAGCGTGGACTCAAACCGAGATTAACATACAACAGCAATGCTAGTAGATTGAGCCTCAAAGGCAAACACATAAAAGACTATTGGCAGCACTTTGATAAAATATTCTTTTGTGTGAGTTGTGATCAAATCGGTGCCAAAGCAGAGTACACACGCAATGGACAAAAGTGGAGTACAGTATTTGATAACTTGTGCTGGATACGTGATAACTTTGAACACAGCTATGACAAGGGTGTAGTTATACAACCAAATCCTACTATTAGTGTATTAAACATATTAGATTTGCGTAAGATTATCAACTTCCTGTTTGAACACAATATACCCACCGACTACGATATCAATCTCAGCAACTTGCTAGTTGGACCTGATTGGTTGAGTATAACAATACTTCCTGATCACATAAAACAACTGGCTAAAGAAAACATAATATTATTAAAAGAAGATATTGATAAGTTGAATATGTATCCACAACGCAAAGAGTTTTTGCACACAGGACTAGACAATATCATAAACTTCATGTATAGTAAAGATGACACACATTTGATTCCTGCATTTAGGAATGAAATGCAAAAAATAGATTTAAAACGTGGTGAAAACTTTCTCAACGTATTTCCAGAACTAAAGGACTTGTATGTCTAAACAACTTAAAAACAGCAAACACTTTTGTATGATGCCTTGGGTGCATATGCATTTGTGGCCTGCTGGCACAACATATCCATGTTGTATGAGTGATCCAGAGTTTCCTATTGGAAATACACAAGAGCAGAGTTTGCAAGAAATATGGAACGGCAAAGAACTACGCAATATACGTATGAACATGCTACAGGACAAGCCAAGCAAAGAATGTAGACGTTGCTACGAACTAGAAGAAAACGGCATGGGTACATTGCGTACCGGTAGTATTGGAAACTATGCACATCATTGGGACAAAGTTGAAGCAACTAGTGATGATGGTAGTGCAGGCGATGTTAACATGGCATATATGGACATACGCTTTAGTAATCTTTGCAATCTCAAATGTCGCAGTTGTGGTCCACAGTTTAGCAGCAGTTGGTTTGAAGATCACAAAGTAACACACGGCGACCCAGGACATCCTAAGATACTCCAAGTACGTGATGAAATGAAAAGTTTTATGGACGAGCTTGATCCGTTGTTGGAAAGTGTAGAACGTGTGTACTGGGCTGGCGGAGAACCTCTTATTACCAAAGAGCATTACAACATACTTGACAAATGGATTGCTATGGGCAAACGTGATGTTAGTATGGATTATACTACAAACTTTACACAAATGTATTACAAAAAGAAAACAGCATTTGATTATTGGAATAAGTTTGAAAATGTTAGAGTAGCTGGTAGTTTAGATGCCAATCATGCTAGAGGTGAATACTTGCGTAAAAATATGGTGTGGAGTGAAGTTGTACAAAACAGACGCACAATGATAGAACAATGCCCACATGTGTATTTTGAACTAACACCTACTGTGAGTGTGTACAACGTGCTTAACCTGCCTGACTTTCACAAGGAATGGATTGAAGAAGGATTGTTAGAGCCTTCTAATATACGTATCAACATATTGTTGGATCCTACATATATGCGTTTGAGTATATTGCCTCCGTGGATTAAATCTAAAGTTGCTGAAAGATATTCAGAACATATTGCATACCTAAAGCAGTTTGATAATATTGCAGGTGTTATAAACGATTATGAAAGTATTTTAAACTTTATGGAAAAAGACCGCACAAACGAAATAAAAATGTTTAAGTTTAAAACACAACGTATAGACACTCTAAGACAGGAAAACTTACTAGATGTATTTCCAGAACTAGAAGGTATTTGGTAATGGGATTTTTTGAAAAAAGAGAAGTTGATCCAAACAGAGAAATACCCATAAAGCCAACGGGTACATTAGCCGAAGATAAACACACTGCTACACTTGCTGCTATTGCAAAGTACAGCAAACCTGTACAAAAAGGTTTAGAAAATCTTGAAATAGAATACAAAGTTAATAGACAGACTAGACTGTGTATGTGTTTGTTGCCAGAATGGGATCCTAGTTTTCCACCTTACAATACAGCAAAACTTGCTAGTGCTGTAAAACGTGCAGGTTATGCTTGTAAAAGTTTTGATATAAATGTAGAAGCATACAATAGATTTCACAATGAAAAATGGCCTATTGATTTTGATCCTTGGGATCCACTACGTGACTGGCACTGGCTTGAAGAACATTATTACAAAGATATTCACCCACATCTAAAACCTATACTAGATGAAAAGATCGATGAGATAGTTGAGTTTGCACCAGATGTGGTTGGTTTTACACTGTACTATTGCAACGAAGCGCCTACAAAGTATGTAGCAGAACAACTGAAAAAGCGTATGCCAAATGTTCTAATCATGGTTGGCGGCCCTAGTACTCATGCTAGTTATTACAAGGGCGACGATTTATTTGATTATGTAGTAAACGGCGAAGGTGAACAACCATTATTGCTTGCACTAGAAAGCATAGAAAAAAAGCAAGGTGTTCAATACAACGAAAAAGAAAAAAGTATGATTATCCGGCAGCCTGAAAATCAGCGCTATAATCTAAGTACGTTGCCACTGCCTGACTACAGCGATTTTGACTTTAGCAAGTACAAGTTTCCAAATGGTGCATTGTGTGAAATATCAAGAGGCTGTATTGCCAAGTGTACGTTCTGCGAAGAAACACACTTTTGGAAATATAGGCAGCGTAATGCACTTAGCACACTCAATGAGATTGAACATATGTACTATGAACATGGTACTAATGTATTTTGGTTTATTGATAGTTTGGTAAATGGTAATCTAAATGAACTGCGTGGATTTGTAAAAGGAGTTGCCGAAAAAGGACTAGAGATACATTGGACTGGTTATTGTAGATGTGATGGTAGAATGGATGCTGAATACTACAAAGATCTAAAAGCAGGCGGATGCGAAGTTCTTAACTATGGTATTGAAAGCGGCAGTCAAGTTGTACTAGATGCTATGGATAAAAAAGTTACTGTACCAGAAATGGAAGCCAACTTTAGAGATGGCTATGCAGCTGGCATTGATGCAATGACCAACTGGATTGTAGGCTATCCTAACGAAGGACATAAAGAACTTGAAGACACTCTTACTTTTATGTATAGAGTACGCAATCAAGGACTTATTGCAATCAGTCAAGGTACAGGATTTAGTGTAGGTGTAGACACCATTGTAGGACAAAACTTTGACAAGTTTAATCTGTCACCGTTTTACTATTACGATCATTGGATTACAAAAGATTATAAAATGAGTATTGTACACAAACTCATACGTATGAAAACTTTTAGTATTTTTACAGACTTACTAAAAACAGAAAAAGTTTGCAGCAAGCCAACTCGTCCTAACTTGGCCAAGTTTCATTATGATATCAAGTTTGATAATCCTGATAACGAGTTTGATATTGAATACGATTATGATGACTTTGATTATAATATTATCAAGCCAGGCATTAGTAACTTTGCTGATAGTTTGGTAAATGAGATCTGGCCATTTTTAAGAATAGTATGGCGCACAAAAGGTGCATATAAACTACATTTAAAGTTCCGCAAAGAATGGGAATATGAAGAATGGGGAGAGCGTAATGCTGCTCCATTGGATGCTGACTATATATTTGAAATAACAGATGATGGCAAATGGACTGCTGACTTTAAATGGAAATATCAACAAGACGAATACAGTGATTGGGAAGACAAGTACTGGATTGAAAATGGTGCAATGCAAATGAGTCCAGATCCTTCGAGCCCTGTTTGGAGTATTATGGATTTCACCCGAGATAATAGCAATGCAGTTATTAGAGCACGTAAACTTGCATGGAAAGGTGATGCAGAGAAAAAGTCTAAAGATCCTTACAATGCTTATGATTTTAAAAAGTTTAAGCAAGACGAAAAAAACTTTATAAGTGTACGTAATATAGACTTTAGTTTTGAATATGAATGGCAGGGCAAAGGAGACTGGAGTGAGTAATACATATTGCGTATACCCGTTTATAAACGTACACACTAACACCGATGGTAGATGTAAACTATGCTGCCATGTGTACAGTGAAGACTATATTCAAGTAGATGGCAAAGATGCTGTACTAGGTAAAACTGACTGGTGGAACATTTGGAACGGGCAATACATGCTGGATGTTCGTGCAAAGATGCTGGCCGGTGGCAAAGTTAAAGAATGCAATCGCTGCTACGAACACGAAGAAAAAGGTTTAGAAAGCAGCAGACAATGGGCCAACAAAACATATCGTGCATCTGTAACACACGGCAACCCTACACACTTAGAACTACGATTAGGTAATCATTGTAACCTAAAGTGTAACAGTTGTTGGAGTGTGAGTAGTGATCAGATTTACAAAGAACGTAAGAAGATACTTGCTAAAGAGTCTGTACCTAAGTGGTTAGATGACCAATGGCAACACGAGATTAAAAGTGTAGAGGAACACGATTGGGCATGGTACGAAACTCAGGAGTTTCGTGACTTTGTAGATCAAGTTGCACCTACATTAGAACGACTGTACATGACAGGTGGTGAGCCTACACTGATACAAGCAAATCAGTATGTATTGGACAAACTAGTAGAAGCTGGTAATACAAAATGTCATGTAGCATGGACAACCAATATGACTACATGGCCAGAAGGGTTTTATGACAAACTAGATTTTTTTGACACTAGTGAAATACAGATGAGCATTGACGGTTATGGTGATCATAACATGTACATACGCTATCCAACTGATTGGAACAAGGTAGAAGAAAACTTTGACAAAGCAATGAAGTTGCCTGAAAAAGTACAACTAAAGATTTACTTTGTGTATCAAGCATGGAATGTGTTTGATGTTGACAAACTAATACGTTGGCTAGAACAAAAGCAAACAAGGCGTGTGGACTTTGTTCCTATTTTCTTAGAACATCCTGATCAACTGCACAGTTGTGTATGGCCTAGAGAACTACAGCATAATATCATTGGAAAACTAATGATGCTGGATACAAAGCTACACCAAGATGCTGTTCAAAGAATCATTAACTACACACAGAATACTAATAAATATTCAGCAGAGAACCTCATGAGAATGAAACAGTTCATTAGTATCAATGATAGATATCGCAAGTATAAGTTTGCAGATATTTTTCCATTACTAAATGACATATTGGAAACAGAATGCAAGAAATAAAAGCTATTTTACCAGCTAAAGACAAATGGGTAAGCCTAGTATGGCAAGTCAACGATTGGTGCAACTTTCGTTGTACATATTGCAGCGAATGGAACTGGGCAGGACGTAATAAAAACGATACAGATATTCCGTTGATTGTTGATACACTTGAGCGTATTATGTTACATTATAAAGCCAAAGGTTACAAGTATTTTAAACTGTATCTCAGCGGAGGCGAACCTACATTTTGGAAGGCACTTATTCCTGTTGTAGAAAAGTTTAGAGAACATGCTGAATGGCCTGGTAGTTGTGTAGGTATCAACACCAACTTTAGTAAGCCACTAAGCTGGTGGAAGGATCATCATCACTTGTTCGAAGATGTTGTTGCTAGTTATCATGCAGAATGGAGCAAAGACGACAAGTACATGGATGTTTACAAGTTCTTACAAGATAAGAAAAACTATTTGTGTAGTCGTATTATGATGCATCACGATCATTTTGAACAGTGTATGGCATTTGGCGACAGAATAAAAAATGAGTGTGACAACTATATGATTGAGTATGCACCAGTCTATGACGAGTTACGTCCTAGCACAGATCCGTATCATTATGACGAACCGTGGCAGATGGAGTTTTTTCAAACTAATAGTACAGTACAACAGCAGAGTATTCCTATAAAAAAAGATCCTAGTTATGCTTGGGCAAAAGTACAATACGAAGATGATACTATAGAACCTATTGATACAAACGGCATCATTACAAACGGTAAAAACTTCTTTAAAGGTTGGTTGTGCAATATACACGAAAGTTTGCACATTCATCCTAATGGTAAAATACAACAAGCAAGTTGTGGAGTAGGACCAGTTGTTGGAAATATTGTACAAGGCGAGTTTAATACTACAATGAGTGAAGGAGTGTGGTGTCCTAAATCACATTGTCATTGTGCAGCAGACTTTAATATTAGTAAAGCAAGGCCAGAATATGCAAAACAAATTAGATAAACTACCAAAAAACTTTTGTTACTTTAGTATGCAAGGATACAGCACACATTCGCATGGACGTACTAGACCATGTTGTTTTAGTAGAGTAGAAACTAATGCATACATGCCAGGTGTTGATGTAGATTCAGTTCCTTATTGGAAGGAACATCATAACTGGAATAGTCCTGATCTTGAAGATTTTATCAACGATCCAAAAGCCAAAGAAATACGCAAGCAACTACTAAATGACGAAGTTCCAGACGGATGTCGTAGTTGTTTCGAACTTGAAGATCAAGGCATACGCAGTTTTAGACAAACATGGAATGAAATATACGAAGATCAAATAGACACAACTTTAAAGCATGTTGATAATGAAGGACATTTAGATGCACAGGCTGTTACGTACTTGGATATCAGTTTGGGAAATATTTGTAACCTAAAGTGTAGAAGTTGCAATCCGTGGGCAAGTCATCGATGGATAGAAGAAGGACCTACAGTGCCACACACTGATTGGGATGACACAGCATATATGATTGCCAAAATGAGCAGTGACAAGCCTTGGTTTATTAAAGCATTTGCTGAAGGATTTTTTGATGAAGTACTGCCTAATGTAAAAGTTATTAACTTTATAGGTGGCGAGCCATTAGTAGTCGAAGAACACTATGCTTGGTTAGAACACATAGTCGATCAAGGTTGGAGTAAGGATATTGAGCTCCATTATAATACTAATGGTACAACTATACCCGATAGACTATTAGCTATCTGGGATAAGTTTAAAGGTGTTATATTAAGTTTGAGTATAGATGCTATAGGTGATCTTGCATACTATGTTAGACATCCTACCAAATGGAAAATAATAGAAAAGAATACAAAAAAACTAGCAGAGTTTAGTCGCACACGCAAAGGTGTTCTTGTGCATACACACGTTACACTTAGTTTGCTAAACTTGCATGACTTGCCCAACTTGTTGGATTGGTGCAAACACCAATATGATACGTGGCACTATGAATGGGATTGGGGCAACTATGGTTATCAAAACTGTCTGCCGCATTTTAACATTGTAGATTTTCCACGTCACTTGAATATACGAAACTTACCCGAAGATCGCAAAGTGTTGATGAACAAAATGTTGGAAGAGCAACATCTCAAATACAAAAATGCCAAGTTGCCGGATTGGGAGCAGTGGGCAGTTGAAAACATTATCAACTTAAAAAATATTCTAAATCAGCCACAAGATGAAACAGACTGGAAACACTTTATTGATAATACCAATGCTAGTGACAAGTTTAGAAAACTCGATATTGTTGAATATATTCCGTGGATGGAGAAATATTTTTGAAACTAGTAAGTTTTGGCGATGAACTAACTATAACTAAAAATAACCATGTTGACTTGTTGGCAAAGCAACTGGGCATGTCTGTGGTGAACAAAGGACTGGAAGATACCAGCAATGAAAGAATATTCAACGATGTTGTAAAGTTTATATGTGAAAACAACACAAGTGAATATTTTTTTTTAATAGGCTGGACATCGCAGGCAAGGCAAGATATATTCTGGAATGATGAATACTTTACATATCGTCCTGACAAACGTGTGTACAATGATAACGCTATTAATGGAATGCACAGAGGCGATGAAATATTATTCAATCCTATATTAAATTCTGGACAATGGGCTACTATGGCATTGTCCTTACAACAAACATTTGAGTTTCATGATTGTAAATATTTTATGTACAATACACAAGATTGTATTCATATTAGTGATTACAATGCAAAAAATATTAAAAGTTTAAAAACAACAAACTATCATAATCCGTTGAATAAAAGCAGTAGTATGAAATACTATTTAGAACAACAAAGTTTACAATCGCACACTTGGGCAGATTTTCTTTATCGTAAAATAAATGCAGGAGGTGTACTTTGAAATATCTAGTTGCATTTGGATGTAGTCATACCAATGGCAGCATGTTAGACGGAAAAAACAGTGCCAGTGAATACAATGTGCGCAACGGGTTTCCAGCTATGCTTGCAAAGCGGCATGGATATGAGCTGATTAATATAAGCAAACCCGGCGGCAGCAATCAACACATATTTCGTACAGTATTAGACTTTGTAAATAATCATATGGAAGACCAATATGAATATTTGTTTTTAATAAACTGGTCGGGTGCTAATAGAATAGAACTACGCTATCCTGAAAAGAATGATCTACACAACTATGTACATTATGGAGATCATCTTGACTTTAAAAGTGTTCCATTTACTGTAGGTATTAAACCTAGTATCTATACATATAAACCTATTGTGCATTTAATCAAATACATTCCTTATTTGTTTGATGACAATATGATGTTTGATAAATGGGCAACTTATGCTTACAGTTTGCAATGTATTCTAAAGAAAAATAATATACAATATCTAATGAGCAACACATGTGAAGGACTAAAATCAACAGAATACAATGCTAATGTTATCAACAAGTTGGATACATTGCACTATCCACATATCAGTAGCGAAAAAGATGCAATGGTTACATGGTTGTTGAATCAGGGTATTAAAAAAACACCTTGTTGGCATTTTAGAGAAGATGGACATGCATTGTGGGCAGATAGATTAGAAACATATCTCAAGGAGCTAGGGTATGTTGAATAGAAATATAGTAAGCAAAAACTTTAGATATCGTAGTAATGAGTTTAACTTTCGGTTGGGCTTTCCTGAAGAAAAAACTGTAAAAATAGGATCATTATACACTCGTATTGATTATTGGAAAAATGTTTATTTCAATCTCTTAAAACTCAAACCATTTGATAATATAATGTTCTATATGAATCAAAGTGGATTTGATACATTTGCAATGATATTGGCTGCTACCGAACTTGATTTAAACATAGTTGCATCAAATCCTGATTTACTAATACACACACTTCCAGATTCAACACTAGATACCAAAGGATTTAATAAGCATCGAAACTATAGTTATCATGATTTGTCAGATCATAAGTTTGACAGTGTTGTAGAATATACACAAACAGGAACTTCAACAATACTAGGTAAGACAAAAATACCAACAATAACTATACACGGAAATGTTCTGCACACAAAATATGATATTCAACCTGAGCTAATTGTAGACTTTATGCTGCCGGCATTGATGAATAATGCTGTTGAAACACACACCTGTTTAGGATTCAATGATGTTGTCGAAGGTATGCATCGGATATTAAAAGTTGTGCAAATGCAAGGTATCAACTGTATTCTTGTGCCATCTATCGAAACTTGCTATAGTTTTGTCGAAGTAGCATTGTTAAAAAGTATTAACATTAATAACTTGCGCATCAACTGTTGGGACAATGGCCTTATAACACCTGTTGTTAATCCTGAAACTATCAACTACAACGATCTCGATGACTTACCCAGTAAATATCGCATCAAAGGAAAAATATTAAGAGATGTCACCGAAGATAAAATATATTTTCAGTTTGTAAAACCTGTTGATAAAAGTATAGCCAAAATAAAAGTTTCTGCTATGAATGCCGAAGTCAAACGTAGAACAGGAAAAAAAATAAGCAAGTGGGCATATGCACAAGGGCCTGATGACGAAACATTAATTTTGTTTAGGAATCTAGAATGATTAAAATAATCTACAATGCCGACATTTTAGGTTGACACCTAAAAAGTAGTATGCTATATTTATTAATATAAATAGGAGGGCGATGCTATGAGAACACAACCACAAGCTGTAATCAAAAAACTTGAAGCAGACAACAGTCGCTTAGGCAAAGAATCAATCCTAAAACAATCACACGAAGAAGGACTTCCAGAATTCTTTGAAGGTTTAAGCATGGCACTTGATGCTCTTGTAACATTTGGGGTAAAGCAAGTGCCAGAGCGTTCGGATGTGTTGAGTGGACAAGGATTATCTTGGAGTGTGGAGCTTGCAGATAAACTTGTTGCTCGTGAGCTTACAGGACATGCAGCTCGTGACGCTATTGAACTAGCTATGAGTGTTGCTACAGTATCGCAATGGAACGACTGGTATCGTCGTATTCTTATCAAAGACTTGCGTTGCGGAATGAGCGAAAAGACTGTTAACAAAGTAGTACCAGGATGTATTCCTGTGTTCACTTGTGCTCTTGCTCATGACAGTGCCAAGCACGAAAAGAAAATGACAGGCAAGAAACAGATCGAAATCAAACTCGATGGGGTGCGTGTTATCACAATCATTCGTGGCAACAAAGTAGAAATGTTCAGTCGCAACGGAAAACAGTTTCACAACTTTGGACACATCATTGAAGAACTTGAAGCTGTGATCAAAGATTATCCTGTACCATATCCCCTTGTACTAGACGGTGAAGTAATGAGTGCAGACTTCCAAGATCTTATGAAACAGATCCATCGCAAAGATGGCAAACAGCACAACGATGCTGTACTGCACTTGTTTGACACTGTGCCGCTAGGATGCTTTATAAATGGTAGCTGGGATAAGCCACAAAGTTTTCGTAGTGAGATTACCAAGCATTGGGTAGAAGAACACAAAGACGTCTTAGAGCACGTACAAGCACTGGATTGGGAAAATGTAGACTTAGACACTGCTGAAGGACAAACACGCTTTGTAGAGCTTAATAAAGCAGCCGTTGACGGTGGTTACGAGGGTGTTATGATCAAAGACGTTGATGCACCATATGAATGTAAGCGTACACACGCTTGGCTCAAAGCGAAACCGTTTATTGAAGTAACATTGGAGGTAGTAGATGTCGAAGAAGGAACAGGACGAAACGAAGGACGCTTGGGAGCATTGGTATGCTCTGGAGAGGATGATGGACGAAATATCCAAGTTAATTGCGGTAGCGGGTTCAGTGATACTGATCGTGATAGTTTTTGGACTCGTCGTAGCAGTATTGTCGGCCAACTTGTAGAAGTAAGAGCAGACGCCGTAACACAAAATCAAGACGGAACATACAGCCTACGCTTTCCACGCTTTAAAACATTCCGTGGATTCGAAGTTGGTGAAAAATTATAATAAGGTTATCGCAAAGAAAGTAAAAGATGATGTTGATGAAAATGTTTAAGCCTAAACACACCCACGATTGGGAACTTGTTTCGTGTAATGACGACTATCATACTACCTATACTGACACAAACAAAACAGTAAACTGGCAACAGCGTTTTTATAAATGCCGTTGCGGTTCTAGAAAGCACGAAGACAATCGTACTAGTAAATATGAAACACATAAAGGGTTAGAAGCTGCTAAGAAAAACTGGATCGATGCCGGTGTTGTTCCAAAAAACAGTTACTACCCTGGAAACCAAAACGGTTATGTAAAGGTCGATGATGTACCTCAAGACGCATTAGATCCAATTGAAAAACTCAATAGCAATCTAGAGGACATTGCTCGCGCAGTTCTTGCTATCAAACGTGATTACGATCTTGAAGCAAAATATCCTAAACTCAAATCTGCTGCTGATGAATACAATCGTCAGTTGGACAAATATCATAATTTTGAAAGTTTAAAGGAGACTAACTAATGAACGGTGATTTAATTATAATTCTGGGTATGTACTTCGCAGCCTGTGTTTTAATTTTAGTGTTGCCCAGCGTTGAGCACTATATGGAACGGCAAAATGAACACGAGTTAAGAATAGCCTGCGTTAATGCAGGTAAAACTCTAATAGATGGTAATTGCATAAACGGAGAAACAAAATGAATGGTAATTTAATTGTAGCAATGTTTTTTACTCTCTTTGTTTTGGCTATGGTGTTGCCCGGGTTTGGCCTATACATGGAACAGAAACGGGAACATGAGTTAAAAATAGCTTGTATCAACGCAGGTAAAACTCTAATAGAAGGTAGCTGCATAAATGGGAACTAATCAAACGGAAAATGGGTTAGAGGAGGCTATTAAATGACTATAGTTCGAACTGACACTGGTCACATCTGTGCTAACGGCAGTTGGTACAATCTCCATGACTTAGTAGATACTGTTTTTGAACGTGTCAAAGCCTGGGGCTCTAATAATCCAGGCTTTGACTCTCCGAATTGGTTCTATACAGGATCGCCATATGCTGATGAGATTGTTGCACTAGGCTGCTCAGAAGTAGACGCTCCTGCTAACTATAGAATTGAATGTGTTCCTAGGCTAGGCAAAGTTTGGCGCAGCCGAGAACCAATGTGGCCTGAGATTTTTAACTGTGCTGTTAAAGAGGAAATCTAATGAAAGGTAATCTAATTGTGGCTATGCTCTTTTTTTCACTGGTTTTGTTTTTGTTTACGTTGCCCGGCTTTGGCAAATATGTAAACCAAAGGTATGAACGTGATTTAAAAATAGCTTGTATCGACGCAGGTAACACTCTAATAGAAGATAGCTATATAGGTGGAGAATAAAAATGAAAACTAATCTAACTCAAAAACAACTAGATCAACTTGCAGAGCTTATCACATTCAGTGAGAACGAAGACGGAACTTTGTTTATTAAAGACATCAAAGGCACTGTCTATGGTGATATCTACGGCAATGTTAAAGGCAATGTTGAAGGTGACGTAGGCGGTTATGTTGGAGGTGATGTCAACGGTGATGTCCACAATAATGTCTTAGGTGATATTGTAGGTGATGTCAAAGGCAATGTCGAGGGTGATGTCAAAGGCACTGTCGGAGGTAGTGTCTGTGGTGATGTCGAAGGTGATATCTATGGTAATGTCAACGGAAATGTCCACGATAATGTCTTAGGTGATATTGTAGGTTATGTTGGAGGTGATGTTGAAGGTATTATCTTTGGCAATGTCGAGGGTGATGTTAGAGGCAATGTCGGAGGTAGTGTCTACGGTGATGTTTTATGCAACGTCAAAGGTAATGTTTGGGGTGATGTAAAAGGTAATGTCGAAGGTATTGTCTGTGGTAATGTTAAAGGAGAAACATAAATGGCATATGTAACAGTTGATGTAGAGTTAAACGAGTTCGATGACGAAGAGATTGTATACGAACTTAAAGAACGCGGTTATTTCGTGCAGAAAGAATCATTCGAATTTAACAAACTAGACAAGTATGAACTTGATTTCATACTAGACTTGGTTGACAAGAACAACACAGACGTGTATACTAATAGAGTAAGAGATAAACTTTATAACCTAAGGCACGGATTATGAACATACAACACTATCCATTATTTGATACAGCAAAAGTAGAAAAGATTTACTCAGAAAAAGATGGTGTAGATGTAAAGTACGTTTGCACCACAGACTTGCAAGCAAGCGATGTTCCTGTGGATATCTTCTATCGTCCTACACCACATCCTGAGTTTGGCAATCGTTACTTTGGTATATTCCGCGCTACTGGGTATGGTGCTGCGTTAGAGCCTCAAATCATGATCACAAATGCTGATGTTGTAGAGTCATTTGTGTTTGGCATGGTAGAAGATGACAATGGTAAATTGCAGTACAGTCAAAGTCATCACGACTATTGTGCATTTGACAATGGTAATATGATTGACGGCGGCAGAAAATATATTCGTACATCTCAAGGCTGTAGAATTTATAAGATAGTAGATGGTGAACTTCGTGAAACCAAAATCGAAGAATAACAGCAAAAACACTGATGCATCAAATGTATATTAAATCAGTTGGAGACAACGATTGAGATGGAAAACTAAAAAAAAGCCAGCGATTGGGGAAGAGCGTGTTGTGTGGTACTTTGCACTTTGGCCTACACCACTTTCAGATGGGAATACGGTATGGTTAGAACGCTACTGGTCTCGAGAAAGATGGGAGTATTCTCCATCTTCGGCATTCGGCGGCTGGTGGCGTGAGATTTCTACTCTTAGAAATGAAGGAGGCGGAGTTGACCTACAGCGTGAAACCGAAAAATCCTCTACTGTGGATCAAGTACAGGATACTTGAGTGGCAGTGGGATAGAGTCCTGCGCAAGAGTAGACACAGTTCTTGGAATGCGTATCTTTGGTGGAATGACCTTGACTTCAATATCACTGGACACACTGTGCAAGATCAATTTCACGGATACACTTATATTGCAAAAGTGGATTATGCCAAACTTCCTACACACTTTAACGCACTATTTGGTCCCATCGAACACTGTGAAGAAATAACTGCGTGGTGTGAAAAAAACTGCCGCAGTAAATATAGAAATCACTGGGAGCGAGTGATACAGGATCACAAAGGACAGTATCTGCCCTGCGCCGCCGGTGGCACTGATGAACTGTTTTTTGCTTTCAAAGACGAAAGAGATTACATAATGTTTACGCTGAGGTGGCTTTGACTTATAGAGTTGAAATAAAACAATGTCTTGAACAGTTCCATCGTG